CGTTGCGAGTAGTTCACCCTTCAACTGTTCAATGATGAGTTCCAACTCTGCTATCTGTTGGCGTAGTTCTTGTGTCAGTTCAGTCGTCATCTTCCACTCCTCTTTCCCCACAAAACGGGGGTGTTGGTATCGGTGTGCGACATGCGCAAGGGTTGTTGCGTCTGCCGAGACTGGTCATGCTGTTTCCATGATGGTGTAATCGGCGTGAGACATTTTCAACATGCGTCCTGTTACATCTAACGCTATCCATGTTGGGGCATCAGGGTCGCACAAACATCCCGTAAGACGTGCCTTGTTATAGCACACGGTCAGCCCACATTTGTTACAACGAACCTGTGTTATCTGTTCCACTGTGCTTCCCGTACCATAGCGAAACATCCCAAGTACCCTGCCGCATCAACGAGACTGTCATGTGACCATCGTCCTGCTTCCTGTGCTGTCCTGAGACGTGACAGTTTCACAGAAACCATAAACATAATTGCCTGCTCAACAGTCAGATGAACCCCTGTTACTGCTTCGAAGATGTCACGGGTTTGTGTGTAGTCCTCTAACGGGTGTGCGTATTCATCGTGGCGGTCGCCTGTGATGAGGTTGTGTGCTTCTAAAAGTATTTCTGCGCCATCAGTTGATGTTGTCATTGAAAGGGTTCCTCCATAATGCTGGTGAATAATTTGATTCAATTGCTTCTTTGTGTTCCTGTGATTCGTAGCATCGCATCATATGGATGCAAGGGTCAGAGCCATCCTCGAACTCTGCTTCTTCTGTGATGGACATAGGTATCCCGTCGTGTGTGGTGCACACTGGCGGTGACACGTAGCCTGCACGTATGCCTATCTCTAACCATGTTTCGAAGTCGAAGGATACGAGTTCCATCAGAACGCTTCTTCGTCACCGAGGAACGGTAGCCCACCCAACTTCTGTGTTACTTGCTTCATGTTCTGCTCTGTTTTGTCAGCGAACACGGCATTGAAACGCATTGTCAAACCCACTTCGTCAGCCAAGATTTTCGTTGTCCAAACTTTCGTGCCATCCTTTTCATAGGAAGAGATGTCCAGTTTGCCCATGACTAGGACACGTGAACCCTTCTCGATGGATGCCGCGGCGTGCTCTGCCATTTGTCCGAAGACGGTGACGTTGTGCCATGTGGTTTGTTTCTTGTCATCTTTGCCTGATGTTGTGGCAACAGTGAAGTTACCTACTGCTACCCCACCTGCACTGTATTTCAGTTCGATGGGTTTGCCTGCATTGCCGATGATAGTTATGTTGTTCATTATTTGCTTCTTTCTTTTAGTGGAAATATGTTTGTTGCGTTACTGTTGTTGGAACGTTTCGTGCATCGGTGTGTTGGTGGTTCAAGAACACGCACATACGTGTAAAGAGTCATACCGCATTGGTCGCAAAGCCATTCTGTCTTGGTACTTCCCTTCATAAGTTTGACTATATCAGGGGGCGGGTATAGCCCACGGTCCCCAACCCCACCCGTATCTGTCCATCCCATACTGATGGATGGCAAGCCCTGCCGTAAGACAGATTCGTGGGATGAACAGGTCGGATGGTTTCAACAGAATGTTCTGCCGTCTCAACCATCCTGTCCAACTGCCATTGACCTGCACCAAGCAACGGCTCCCTCCGTTGGGGTCTTGTTTGTTCCATGCTGTGCTTTCCCCTCTGCTCTCTCTATAAATCACGTAGTCCAATGTTTCTAAATCTTGTTCAGCCCAACCAACTTCCCGTGCCAAAGCCCACCACTGAGGTGCTAACGCTGTGTCTGGTATTGGTGGGGTGGGGATGTGTTCCCTGATGTTGCGAATGTTCGCGGTCGACGATGGGTTCCCTTCGGCTGGCGCTTCCGCCATTACTGCTGATGCCCCTATAAACATGAATCCTATGAGTATTGTGCTTGCACGTTTTAACATTGTTTCTCCTAATCGTAGGTGGATACTGTAAGTAACTCCTTCAGTTGTTCTGGGTATATGAGGAAGCCTTTCGCTGGGTTGTCGGAGTGTTGCGCCGCAATGCGTACTGGTAGAACAGTGTGATTGGCTTTTATGTAGCGGCGTAATCTGCTGGTTTCTATTATAACAAATGCTGATGGTGCAAACAAATACACCCACCATTTCGCTTTACTTACAGCAATCCCTGACGCTTTCCACCCTGTGTTGCGTGGGTTTTGTTCGAACTCTACGAACATACGTCCGTTGCGGTAACGGTCATACTTTACTTCGAATGAGCCGCCACTTAAATCAGAAAGAAACTGTCTAACAAGTTCTTCGCCTTCATGTCCGAACGCTAAATCTTTTGTGAAGTCAAACTGTTTAATGTCATGCGATGGAACGTACCCTTCGGTGCGTTCAACTGTCATTGCGTATTGCTTCTTCGTAACGCTTCAATGCTTTACGCATGGGTAGTTCATCGCCTGTTGGTTCAAGCCATGCTTCGTAAAGGTCTGTGGCAATTTCTTTCCACAAAACAATCTCGTCATCGAACTTGGTTATCAAATCGTATGCTTCATTAAGTTCATTGGTGCTCATCAGTAGCCTGCTTTCTTCAGTAGTAGTAAAAGTTCTTCGAGTCTTACGACCGCATACTGGTCAGCAGGATTACCGTAACTGCGGCGCTTAGCAACCACAATCCCCATCTCTGCACCAGCATTGATACGTTCCACCTCAGCCTCATGCAACCACCCCGAAAAGTTTAATGTCTTATGGTTCTTGCACTCGAACACCAGACGTGGGTCGCACCCTGTGATGTCACCCTTATCTAAAGTTCCATGCAACGTGCGGCGTTCCGCATGAGGATAAAAGTTTTTTAGATAGTTAACTACAAAGGTTTCGAAACTGGTTCCTTTAGCGCGTTCCTTCGACACGTGCCCACTCCTCTGCCAATAGTTGACGGAACAGTTTGCTTCTACCAATGCCACGTTCTTTGCATAGTTCAGCAATGTTTTCCATCTGGATGGTGGTCAACCTGAGAGACACCATCGCAGTGGAACGGTACTTACCTGACGGGTCTACGGTACGTGAAGCCGCCATCAGTTACCACCTCGCAGGCTGGTGAACGCATCACGCAACAACGGTAGTTGTGACTGCAAGATTTGTCCTTCCCAGTTCAACTTTGCTTTCGATGCAACAATCGCAGGGTCCAAATTAACCTTGTCGCACGCATCAACGAACTGTTTCACCTGTTGCTGTGTCAGAGCAGAATCTTCTGCTGGTTCCACTGGTGCAGTTGGCTTCTCTACCACTGGTGCCTTCGGTGATTTCTGCACAGGGATAGATGCTGGCTTGGATGTGTCATCCCATTCTTGTTTCGTCCACAACGACAGACAGATACCGAAACGCATTGCGGAGTTACGTAGGAAATCTCCGATGAGTTCTTTATCTACGTCAGCCTTGTCATGTTTGACTGTGCCAACACCAATCATGTCTTTGCCGTGCACTGTGAGGATGCCCCACATCACTGCCATACCGTTTACAACGGTGATTGCTGGTCGACCATTCTCCCAACCACATGGTTGCCATGACCACAACGGGTCAATCTCGATAAGGATTTTGGTGATGTCGGCATGACCCACGAAATCGAGTTGTGTGCCGCCACGTGGGAGTTTGCCCACAATGTTTTTATCTGGTACCGCATACTTGGTGAGGATGTCGGCTAACTGCTGTGATGTTTCCATTTCTTTCTCCTTCGTTAGTTTGTTTGATGTGTCTTTGAAACGATGATGGTCTACCATCGTTCACCCTTCAAAAGCAAGGTACGGTTTGTCACCTGCTTCGAATACTTTTCTGCAATCGCTGGCTCCATTTGCTTCAACGTTTTAATATCCAACGAAGCCCACGACTTGCCCTTCCATGTGGCAACGACTGTGCCATCGACTGTAGCAATTTCGTTTGGTCCAATCAAATCGCACAGTTCTGCTTTCAATCTGTCTTCCATCTCACCATAAGATTTCAGTTCTGACTTCACATGTTTCAGTTGTGCTATCAGTTCTGTGGCAGTGGAAGGCAGTTCAACGCTGGTGTGTTCTACCTTCTGGTAGCGGGCAGTGATGGTTTCGTACGACCAGTAGACACCCTCTGGTGTGATACCGAGGTCGATGTTTGCCAGCCATTGTCCGACCTTTGTGCAGTGTTCTTCTTTCTCTGCGTCAGTGATGGTTTGCACATAGATGTGAAGCACCATTGTGGAGTCGAAGATTGCCCATGTGATTTGGTCTACATCCGCACAGATGGCTTGTTGGATTCCTTGTATGCGCCAGTAGTCGGGGAGTGTGCCTTGCCATTCACGGTTTGATGTTTTGATTTCGAGGACTTGTCGTCCATTGTCATCTTCGATGAAGCCGTCGAGGGTGGCTATCATGCGTGCACCGTTGTCGGATTCTGCTACAAACATTTCTTCTGGTGTCCCAAAGTTGATGCCTGTCTTGTCGATTGCCCACTCCAACACGAATGGTTCGAGACGGTTGCCGCGTTCCATTGCAGGGTTGGGTGGTATAGGTGCGGGGGGCACGTCACCTAAAAGTTCTGCCGCATATTTTTCTGCGGGTACGAACGGGTGCAGTCCGTAGATTGCTGCGACTGCTGATGCTGATACTCGTTTACGTTTCTGTTCATCCCAGAAGCGGTCGTTCAACCAGTCTTGTCCGCCGTGAGTGTTTTTATTAATGCGGTAGCGTTTGATTTGCATTATTGTTTCCCTTCGTTGCTTGTTGAAGTATCACCATACAGGCTGTGATACCGTATGTCAAGTACCTATCCGAGAATTTTTATATCACGCACCATGCCAACAGGGA